CAAAGCCATTAACATCGCCGAAGAATGTAGCACTGCTTACACTGATAATAGTAGCAGTTCCCGTAAATGTAAACACTCCGTCAACTTGAAGATTACCGGTAATGTGTGCGTTTCCATTGGTTAATAAACCGCCGGTTCCGACGGTAACAGAATTAAATTCAACATCACTGGTTGTGTCTAGTGCTTGATTAGCACCCGGGCCTTGTGGGCCTTGTGGTCCTTCTACTCCACTTGGTCCTTGTGGTCCTTCTGCTCCACTTGGTCCTTGTGGTCCTTCTGCTCCACTTGGTCCTTGTGGTCCTTCTGCTCCACTTGGTCCTTGTGGTCCTTCTGCTCCACTTGGTCCTTGTGGGCCAGGTGCTCCTTGAACTGTAGCACCACCAGCACTAAAATCTCCACTATTGCTATTGTATGTAACTACTGGACTACCATTAACTGTTAGTGATGTTGATGTATCAAGAGATAGCGGCACACCACCGATATAAATCGTATTTGTGCTTACATATAAACTACGCCATTGACTACTAGTGCTACCTAAATCATAGAGATTGTCTGATTGCGGAATAATATTCCCAGAATAGATATCTTTATTAACAGTAACACGACCACTGATTCTACTTATATCAATTACAGGAGTAGCACTGGCCCAATTTGTCCAATTTTCATCAGCAAAAAATCTAAGATATTGATTACGACCAATGTTTATGGTATCATTTATGCTTTCGCCGTATATAAAGTTTTCGCCTGCGGCAAAGTCCCCACTTGGAGCAGTGCTGTTTTGATGAACTATCGTCAAACCGCCGCTGTAATTATCAACTATATTAATTTCAGTGGCACTGTCGGGATGAATATTTCTTAATGTAAAATTAAGAATATCAGGGTCATTCTTAATAATTGAAAGATTATCATATCCCTGGTATTGACCTAAAGTAATAAGACCGCCGACACTAAGATCATTAAAGGAGGCAGTAGTAGCGTAAACAAAAACTGAAGATGTAGTTATTGTGATCACATCTTGATTGGTATTAGCACGTAGTGTTATACCTTGATCTGCTCCAGTATGTAATACTATTTCCCCGCCAGGACCTTCACCATTGTTAGTGTTTAAGATTAGGTCGCAAGGCTGGTTATTTGTTTCATTAAGATTAAAATTACTAAATGGATCTATTCCGCTGTTAGGGCCAGCCGATGTTATGGTAGCTGTAGTCCTATAGTCTCCCGAGCCGTTAAATACATGTAAAGCAGAACGATATTGATTTTGCTGGTTATCTAATAATAATCTATAACTATAATTGCTATCTCCGATATTACTGGTTAATAAGTACGCTCTTGAACCAAACTGTGCATCCGTAAAATCTTCCCTAGCTTCCCAAAAAAGGCTACCGGCCTGTGTTCCTACATTAGAACTGTTATCATTTGTCTGTCCCCTGACATTAAACCCACCAATGGTATCATTTTCTTTTAGGGCAAATCGCTTTCCTACAATATTACTTCGTCTTGCGGCGTCGATGATTAAAAAATTAGTGCCGTTAATACTACTATTATCTGATGGAACTAAACTGATAGTTGCTGTTGAAAATGATTGTGATATATCAACTATGTATGTTCCAGTTCCTCCAATACCTGTACCATAGCTTACAATTTGTGTTCCTGTAATTACCCCTATTAGTCCGCTACTTAATAAAGTAGATCCCACTGATATTTTATAAGGAGTATCGAAAATTTCATCGACTGTAAGCACATTTCCTTGAATACTTCCAGTAAAAGTAATCGAACCACCAGGTACTCCGAAAAAAGTTGGACGAGTATGATGATAATGAATCTCAGTGCGACCTATTCCTTTATAAGGAGTGTTGGTTTGACTATTAACCAATGGAAAAACGGCTTCATCAGCATTACCGAAATTAATGGTCAATATTGGAGGATAATTTCTAGTGGCAACGTTCCAAGTTGTTGAAAATATAGTTTGATGAGTGTTTGTTGAAAGTTGTATTCCGGGAGGATGTACATTTAAACTAACATTGGTACCGACATTTGTAGCAGTCAAGGCGATTGAATTCCAATTTTCTGCTGCTGTAAATTCTATCCAACCAACGGAATTGCTTCTTTCACTAATCCATTGATTACCATCGTATCCGCCTGCTGCTAATGATGCTATAACTGTTCCACTAGTAATTGCTGTAGGAGCACCTTCTGTTCCACCTGCAATCTCGCTAACTAATGCTGTATACGTACCATATCCACGCAGTGTTAACACACTACTATCATCTAATACAAAGGTTTTTGTAGTATCTGAACTGATTAATCTATCCGGCGATTCACCTCCAAAGAGATTACCGTTTAATGTAACAGTTCCTGTAGTGGACAATGCAAATGTATAAGTCCCGGCTACTAATGCCGACGGTGTGGTAATACCTGAAATTTGATCGGTAACTTCTCCAAAGTTATTATTAATCTTGGTAAATGCTAATCTAATACTATCGCCATCTCCGGCATTGGGGTTGGTACCAGTGTTAATATACAAAATGGACATTGGGTGTGTTCCTCAGGTTCTTATTATATGCTATTTAGTTGCTCTCTGAACAAAAATATGTTATCATAAACCTGTAACTTTATACAAAATAAATATTCACGATGGCAACACTTATCCTCAACGCTGACGCTGCTCCTATCAGTATGCTGCCGCTCAGCACTATAACCTGGGAAGAAAGTATCAAATATCTAGTCACAGACAAGGCTGCTGTGCTAGAATGGTACGACAATTGGATTGTTCACAGCATAAACTGGAGCACTCGTGTGCCCGCTGTGATGATGCTAAAGGAATATCAAAAGAAGAAAACTGTTGTGCGTTTCAGCAAACAGAATGTGTTCCTAAGGGATCAATACTGTTGCCAGTATTGTGGAGTAGATATTCAAAAACGCTATGCCACACTGGATCATGTACTGCCAGTTAGTCACGGTGGCAAGAGTGTATGGGAAAATACTGTATGTGCCTGCGGTGAATGTAACAGTCGCAAAGGCAACAATCACAAGATTCGGCCTCGGTTAACGCCACGTAAGCCCAGTTATTATGAACTGGTGGAAAAGCGAAGAAAGATGAGTTGGGATTTACAACATCCCAGTTGGGCTGACTACATTTAATCTGTTTTAACCCAGTTAAGTAAAGATTCGTTCCATGTATAACGATTGCCATCTGTTGGATACGGGATTGGAGGATTAAACCCGCAGGTTTCTTCATCAAAAATCCATGAGTGAAACCCTACATTATTATTCCATTCAGATCTTACCTGATTCTGTTTCGCAGATTTTTCTTCACTGTTCATATCACGTAATGACCAGACATCGGTCCATATGCCATTAATTTTTTGATATGTAGGGTTTTCAGAATCTAATATTTGATAAACACCGACAGTGGGTCGTTGAACACGAACAAATGGTTCCCAGTTTCCAGGAACGTGTCCGAATACTTGATTAAGATTATCTTCGAAGGCAGGATGATTTACTGTATGACCATTTTCAACTTGAATAAACAAATTCATTTCTAACTCCATTATCCTGAATAATTAGCAGCATTGCTAGGGAATGATCTACCACCGCCCCAAATAATTCTCACAGCACCGACTCCTCCATCACCGGCGCGACCTCCTATACTGGCTCCGCCCCCGCCGCCATATCCTCCTCCATTACCTCCGTATGAACCCGAACCTACGCCATTTGATGTTCCACCAGTCTGTCCATTTGAGCCGCCAGATCCTCCAGATCCTCCGCCTCCGGCCACAATAGCCCCGTTTGTTCCTTGTCCAAGTATTCCAACTCCGCCCCCGGCGCCTTGCCCGTAAGAGCTTCCAGAATGTCCTCCTGCGCCACCGCCACCACTGCCGGCTGTTTGGTCTCCAGCTCTTCCGGGGTTATAAAAGGAATCACCAGACGATCCTATACCGCCATCTCCGCTATATCCACCTGCACCACCACCTCCAGATGCTGTATAATATCCGTAAATACCACTCCTTCCACCGTTACCACCACCATCACCTACATAAACACCACCGGTGGACGATGAGGTAAACCTAGCACCGACAGTTGCCCCACCGCCCATAACTGTACTTGTACTATTAAAATAGCTGTTACCTCCCGCTGTGCCAATCTGATATTCGTAACCGCCAGTACCACCGGCACCAACGACTACAGTATAACTAGTTCCCGATGTAACAGAAATATTGTTTTTCCACCCGAGCCCGCCACCGCCACCGCCAGTACCGTAACCATTGGAGGCGGCATAATACGATCCAACGCCGTTTCCTCCCCCTGCGCCGCCTCCAATTGCAACTACTGATATACTAGTTACACCAGCTGGTGCTATCCAGGTAAAAGTTCCTGTGGTTGTATATGATATTTGTCCGGCAATTACAGGTCGAGGTACGGCTGACATCGTATGAGCTTTGGCTGCTCCGCCTGTACCAAAAGTTCCTTTTCTCCATGTTACTGGCATGATGAAAAACTCCTCTTATTATGGTATTTATAATAGAGGTATTATTTTTCTCTGTACTCAATGCGTCCTTTGGATTACATTTAAGAATCTTTGATTTCTTTCTTTTACACTGATTGTCTTTAATTCTAATACCCCTGTATCATCAGCGCAAACAACACCGTCAAAATAAGAATTAAAAGAAAACGTATATCGTGTTTTTGTAATTTTATGCTTTTCTATAGAATGAGTTAAATTCGATGGAAAAATTACAAGTTTATTTTTTTTTGGTAAGGATGTAAAAATAAAATGTGGCGGGCAATTAAAATCATCGAAATCATTGGTATTATGGAGGCCGATAGTTTCTCGTATTCTGTCAACTGTTAAATTTTTGGTGTGGAATCGAGTCCCCGAGCTTGAAAAAGAATCAAAATAAAATACTCCGCTAAAAATTGATTTTGAATGTAAATGCGGTGTTATACCTTGTCCAAAACTGGTCTTTACAGGCCACGCATCAGATATTGATAATTTAATATTTTTAAAATATACCTTTGCTACTTCATCAAGACATTTTTGTAACCAAGAAAAAAATTCTTCGTGATAATAGGGAATACTTAATTTAGGATCAAGGTAGGCAAAAGAAGCAACATTAGTATCTTCACTAAAAATAGGATTTGGAGATCTAGCCGACGATCTCCAAAATAATTTTGTTTTTTTTATATCTTCTAAGACTTGATCGGTTAACGCATCGCTGCACTCAAATTCATATATGTTGAGTGAAGTTAATGGAATTACATTCATATTTTTATTTTTCTCTATATACAATGCGCCCTTTGCTGAGGTCATAAGGGCTCATTTCTACACGTACACGATCGCCTGTGAGGATCTGTATTTTGTTTTGGCGCATACGGCCGCTGATATGGCCCAGAATTATCGAGCCTTGTTCTAATTCTACACGGAACATAGCGTTGGGAAGTACTTCTTGAACAGTACCTTCCATAGCAATTACATCTTCTTTACTCACCGGTGTCGGATCTCCTTTAATAAATGGTTACATTACCGTACTGATTATATATGCCCTGGGCAAAGTCACTGTTGCCTTTTTCTAATACCACTATGCTGTTGTAATAGCTAATAGAAAAAGTGTTGGCTAGAACAGGGTTAGGTGCCAATTCGCCATTGGTAAACTGTATATTCAACTGATCAATATATGCTTTACTCTTGTTGATAAAAGTATTGGGATTGTTTAATCCACCACCGTGACTGTCCCAATAACTACAATGTAAATCTTCTATCATATAGATAGAATCTTTTCGCATTCGAGGGTACAAAAATTCAAATGTGGTATTGACATGGTGTTGTTGGTGACTACCATCATCCAACACCACATCTGGCACTCCAAACTCATCGATAACGGATTGTAAAAATGCCGGATCAGATTGATCTCCGATCCTAACCTTGACATTTAATCCCTGATATTGTTGACAAGCAGGATCAATATCTACTCCAACAATGGTGGCCAATGGTCCAAAGTATCTAGTCCACATGTGAGCAGAACCACCTCGCAGTACGCCGATTTCTAAAAATGTAAAACTACGATTGCGCCAAGGGGCAAAGTGGCGCTCATAGATGGGAAAATAATGTGTCCATTTAGGTAGTTGATCTCCTCGGTGATCTAGGAAAGTTTCCCAAAGAGTCATTAAAGTTTTTCCCCAACGCGGAATCCGCGGAATTTAAGGAATCGAGGAAAACGTAAGCTATATGTGCCATCTTGATTTTGAGTCACTGCGTCGGCACGGACTTCCACAACTTGACCAGCAAGACTATCACGCCCACTCCAAAACTCATCTCGATCACTATCGCTAAAGCCACTACCCACATTGACTGTAATAGATCTCCCATCATCCACGCCTGAGCAAACCAATGCTCCAAGGCGTCCTGCGTTTCTTCCAGTGCCCTCTTCAACATCCGTAATCTCCAGACTAACTTCGATAAATGGTTTTTGTTTCAACCAAGCGTGACTACGCTTACATTCGTACACAGCATCTACATCTTTAATCATAATGCCTTCAAAACCTTTATTAACAGCATCAGTCATATACTGTTTAAAGATCATCTGTCCAACATAATCATCCAAATTGGCCTCTTGCCACGGTACTAGATCAACGTGCTCCATTGCATCAAAAACCGGACGCAGACTGTTTAGTAAATGAAATCTACGCCCTTGTCCTAATACACTTTGGCCGCGTCGAAACTCGCTAAGAGGAACAATGTCAAACAGTGCAAGACGAGCATCTTCTGCTTGAACATCATCCTTACGATGTACCTGCTTCATAAGGTCTTGAAAATTGTTACTGACAACTTCACCATCTAGTAGATAACTACGGCCCAGTGAATCAATATTGGCTAAAATGGCTGCTGTGATATGACCAAAATTAACCAATTCTTTTCCATTGCGACTGAACTGTGTTACAGTACGGTTTTCATAATCTATTACGGTAAGGCAGCGAACACCGTCCAATTTAGGCTGTAGGATTTTTTTTCCTACCAGTTTCTTTTCGTGATTAGCACCATCGTGCGCCAACATACATTCAAATACCGGAACTGGAGCAATGTTGGGAAATTCTTTCAGCACTTTATTAATAGTCTTTTCAGTGACTCCGCACCGTAGGTCTTTGATTAGGATACGGCGATACCAACCATTCCATTGCTGTTCAGTGGCACAGAACATGAGATGTTCTACCAAATCACGAGCAGCGTGTCCAGTTGCCCTTCGATCGATCAGGGCTTGTACCTGTAGCGCAAAGGCTTCCCAATGTAGTCCAGTTGGACTGGTCTGTGGATCAGTTGATTTTTTAATCGGAACCTGTTTAATACCAAAGGTAATTAGGGCATCCAATGCCATTCTCATGCCATCAAAAAGTTCAGTATTGCCTGCCTCTGCAGCAGCCTCAAGGATCTGTTCTTTGTTGATACGGCTACTATGCTCTTCTAACGAAGTAATAACTCGAAAACAATCACTCATAATAGGATCTGTGTGCGTGTAGTTAAGATAGTATTATTATACCACAGATCCAATGTGCTGTCAACCATAGATTAGACTGAGAAACTGCTGCCACACCCACAAGTGGTCACAGCATTAGGGTTGCGAATTACAAAACTACTTCCGGATAAGTCCTCTTTGTAGTCCACTTCGGCACCTTCCAAATACTGCATACTCATGGAGTCTACTATTACTTTGTAGTCACCCAATGGCAATTCGAAATCATCTTCGCCCTGTTCTTCATCAAAAGTGAATCCATAACTGAATCCACTACAGCCGCCACCTTGGACAAAGGTGCGTAGTTTGAGATCGGGATTGTTTTCTTCTGCTAGCAAATCTAGTATTTTGGCTCTTGCGTTTTCACTAATTGTTATCATACACTTATTTATTAACATAAATATCAATATAGGAGAAAATACAAATGGCTTATTCAGAAGCAGTATTAGATCATTACAATAATCCACGCAATGTGGGTAAATTAAATCCCAATGACGATAATGTAGGTACTGGGCTCGTGGGAGCACCGGCATGTGGGGACGTAATGAAACTTCAAATTCGCGTAGAAGATGGCATCATTACAGATGCTAAGTTTAAAACATATGGGTGTGGTAGCGCAATTGCTAGTAGTAGTTTAGTAACTGAATGGGTTAAAGGTCGTACATTAGATCAAGCCGGTGCTATTCGTAATACCGATATTGCTCAGGAATTAGCATTGCCGCCGGTTAAGATACATTGCAGCATTTTGGCCGAAGATGCAATTAAATCAGCAATAGAAGACTACAGAAAGAAACATGCTGACACTAACTGAGACAGCAGCCAACAAAGTAAAAGATAATATAGCACGTAGAGGACACGGGCTAGGGATTAAAATTGGTGTAAAAACCACAGGCTGTAGCGGGTTAGCCTACACACTGGAATACTTAGATCAAATAGACGAAACTCTAGCTATATTTGAAAGTCATGGAGTATATGTTTATATGGACCCTAAACATATGCCATACTTACAGGGAGTAGAAATGGATTGGCGTCGGCAAGGTCTCAATGAAGGGTTTGAATTTTCAAACCCAAACTCTAAAGGAGAATGTGGGTGTGGAGAAAGTTTTCGAGTATGAACAAACCTTGGCTAAGGCGCGATACTCAAGAATGGATCTCACAACTGGAACATCGTTTAGAGGACATCAATCACTATCTAAATCGTGCTGTGGCCTGGTGCGAGGACCACGGAATAACCGACGATCAAACCCTAATGAGTTGTGCCTTTATTACCTGTATTTGGGTAAGCCATATGCGTGAAGAACCCATCACCTACAGCGAGTTACTGGAATTTATAGGGTTGGCACACTTGGAAGTGGGTGATGACAAAATCTACGATTTAGGATCAACCTTAAGCCGATTAGATCACGATGAAGTATTGCAGTTAGTTGCTGGGCGAGTCGCGGACTTTTAACTATGATCTCCACCGTAGTTCTTCACAGGACCACCGTGTTTTTCGCTTTTCATACGTTTACCTTGTAGCCTAACACCGGAACCTTTTTTCCCTTGTGTGCCAGTACCGGCTGTGTGTTCACTGTCATGTGCTCGCAAGCCAAGACTGACACATTGACTGTATCTCACATTGGACAGACGTTTAATAGCACACTGACTCTTAGTAGGATTGGCTATTTTCTTTTCGGCTAATAGTTCGTTGATTCGCATCAGTTATTTATTTGAACAGTATCAAACTCATTATTACCGTTTGAGCAGCAAAGCCTAAACAAATAGTAGCAATGTAGATAAAGTTGCGATCCAGTAGGCTCTTAAAGAACAGAGTAATCAACGCCGACCATACAAAGATCATTAGATCCACTGGAGGAAGTTTATCACTCTGTCCTAGCAGTACGGCCAACAGTGTAGGAATACTGGCAAAGTGTAGCAGGATGATAGTAATCCAACCCAGTGTATGGGCACTGATCCTACCCAAATGATCTCTAAGAAACTGGTAAATGACGACGGGCAAATTTTGAATGTAGGTAATAACAGGCATGATAGTGCTCACTCGTAAAAAATATGTTGGCCGATTTTGGCAACTCGTTTGCGATTCCATTTGGGATCAATGTATGCGGCATGATAATACAGTGCGTTCTTTAGGCTAGGTAATCTGAAATCCTCCAGCAGTACCTTTTTAGCCACAGCCATACTTTCATTATAAGCAGCATCGTTTAAGGGTTTGAGTTTCAGCACCCTGTCACAAGTCCAACTGAATTGGCAAACAACCTTTTCGTAGAACATGTTTTTCTGATAGATAGTCTTGCAGATGTCGTCAGGGAACTTACCACTGGCCACACGATTCAGAGTGACCTGTGCCACTGCTGCTTTTCCTTCGAATGGTTCGTTAGCAGCTTCATGGTAAATGTTTTTAGCCAAACATCCCAGTTGCCGTTCACGAACCTGTGCTGTTACATCCGAACCTACTATCTCTTCTGTTTTGGATAGTTTATCTGTTACTGCCCAATCGAGCAGTTTAACCGCTAGTGCTAGTGCCACAACCATAAGCAACACACTAACTAGTACGGTTACTGTTTGAGGAATAGTATTAATTTCCTCTTCCCTACCTATTACGGTATCAGTCATAGTAAGACCTCCTTTTTGTTGGGGGTAAGAATAGTTATGCCTACTGAGCAAGTATACAGCTAAAAGAGGGCAAAAATCAACCAGTTTTGGCTTAATATTGAGTTATTTTTCGCCAATTATCATAAATCTAGTGAATTTCCACGTGGGATATTCAAATTCCTTGGTACCCTTATACAGAGTTGTGGTCAATGGAAAAGTGTTGGCAAATTCGGTTAAGTTGTTGAATTCATACACATGATCGTCGTGTACCATATCCGCTCCCTGCAGAGCAACCATTGTGCCTTGAGGGATGTTGTCCCACCATTGTAGATTATCAAAGTGTTCGGTACTGGTATTGATTATAAGGTCTACTCCAGTTGGAACCACTGTGTTACAATCTTGGGTCACTGCTTTAAATTTCCAATCTTGATAAACCCAATTCTCGTTGATCATATCGGCTATGGGTTCGCAAGCAGGATCGACATCTATGCTGCGTATCTGTTTGATAGGTATGTTGTTTCTGGATCGTAATAGAAATGATGTTATACCATACCATCCACCGTAGATCCAAACGGTATCTATGTTAGCGAAACAGTGTTCCAATTGCTCGCATAGCCATAGCTTGCTGCCAATTTGTCCACTGCTGAAAGCATCTTTATCTACGTTTAATATCTGTTTCATACGATAACTTTATTTACTATTAAATACATACACAATTAAAAATTAATTCATCTATAGGGTTATAAATATTGTTATAAGGAAAAAGTCTCTTACTTTTTAGCGGTTCATGATCACAGATAAATCAAATAAAATTGTACTTAAAAATGCTGTTCCCGACGAGATTGCTATCGAAGTGCGTCAAGAATTTCTTAAAGCAGATTACGATAAAATAACTCAAGAAAGAACGAATCATTATCGTAGAGAACTTTTAAATCCTCCTAAGTTTCCTGGTGCTAATGAGATTTACACCGCAGAATTTTACAGATCAAATTATTTAGAAAAATCAGATTTAATAAAAAACTGTTTTCAAAATTATATTAAACCTTTAATAGAACAGCATTCAAAAAAAACAATTACAACTGCTGATTTAAGAGTGTATAAAATGTTAGAAGGCGGTCATTATCGAATACACAAAGATAATTGGATGGCAACAACCGGTTTCGTGTGGTATTTAAACAAAGATTGGAAATGGGATTGGGGTGGATTATTAATTGATCTAGATATGAATAATGAAAATTATGCCAATATAACTATCCCGGAATTTAATCAATTGGTTATTATGAACCACCAAAGTGAGGTACCTCATTTAGTTACACAAGTAACTTCTTATGCCCAAGAACCAAGATTAACACTTGTAGGTTTTTTAAATTAATAAAATTTTTTAAACTCGAACAATCTCTAAGAAATAATAGGGGTTTCGGTTGATATCAAAATCATGAGGAACAAAATTGTTCTTGATTTTAAAACCATTAGCAGAGATCATGGGTTCAAAAATCTCTACAGGGCCTGCACCTCTATTTCCATTTTCACATAACCAAATAACTCCATCCTCAGTTAAGTATCTTCCAATATTATCGAAAAATTCTTGATGGGAAGTCCAGCCTACATCACTAAGTATACGTGTTTGATCGGCATCTAATTCTGAATTTATATCCGAGCTATGAGGTGGATTTCCTATAACAATATCAAACTTCTCATGGTATGGTAAATTTGATATTCGATCAAGATGATAAGAAACTACTTTATCTTGGCAATTATTTTTTTCTATCGTGATGTTTGCATATTTAATAGCCAAATCATGTAGGTCCATCAGTGCTAGGGTTTCACACAACCCAAAATCCATCATTTCAAATCCGCAATATCCCGGACCGGAACACCAATCTAAGCATCTTTTAAAGGTCCTAGTTGGGTTTAATTTTTTATAATATATCGGAAAATTAGATCCCCAGTTTCTACCTCCTCCATCGAGGCCGTATTCATCATAAATTTTATATTTGGTGGGCCCTTTTGTTTCGTAAGGTCTACATTCCCACTTGCCATCGATTAAATCAAATTTTAAAGTATACCATTCATAATAATTGTTTTGAATACGAGGATTTTCCTCAGGGTCAAAAACGGGTTCATAATAATCTATTGGCAAACTAGGATCAGTTGGTCTTCTCATTTTATTCCTTTATTTTAATATTTAATAGATCAAGAGAGTAGTGATTTAAATTATAGTTAATGATACTTTCCATACATAGGAAAATTGATAGGAGCTAGATCATTAAGATATCTGGCTCGTATTTGCCCATATATCTTTGATTCCTCATCACAGCAATTAAAATTTATGTTGTTTGAAATTTCTTTCATAAAAATACTAGATTTTTCAGTCAACAATTCTGGAAAATATTTTTTAGCATAATCAAAGTGTTCTATGGCTGTAGGGTGGTGATTTGTGTCTTTTGAAAATTCCTGTAAAGATTGTTGACTTACGCAATTCTTATAAATTTCAGATGACATTTCAATCTCACAATCAGCTAATTGTAGAATTTCATTACTCATAAAATGACTGTTATCCATACTCATTATAAATTTAAAATTTACATTTGTTGCCCGGAACAATTGAGTAGAATTAATTACCATTAACCAAGTATCATAAATTCCATAGTTTTGTTTCCAGAAATGATTTTTCAAAAATTTAGTTTTTTCATTGTTAGGCCAATTCTGTGGACCACCATGACAACACCAAGACAATTTATTATCAATTTCTTCCAACCAATTTAATCTGCCAAAATTTGTTACACCTACAAGTACTAAATCATTTTCATTAAATTTATAAAAAGCATTTGCCTCAATTAATCTATTATGAACCATTCGATTAGAACTGCCAGGCATACCGAGATTGTAGAATTGATCGTAATTTATCCCGATAAAATCAGCCCAAGTTGGCCAATAAAACCAATGTGTAAAACTACAACCAAAGGCAAAACATCTTTTAATCATTTTTATACAGATTTAAAATGAACTATTTTTAGATTTGGATCTTTTGGCATCATATCTATAACATTCTTAATAACAAAACCATTAGGTTCAGTAATTTGTTCAACAGTATAATGAATCGTAGTAGCGTGTAATGTGATAAAAATATCAGCATCTTCATTTAAATAATTTTTTATGTTGCCAAAAAATTCTTTATGTGTTTCAAAATTATCATCTACTGCGATTCTCAAATCATGAAGGATATGTGCTTCGGTATAACCATTTTCTTCTCCGTGCCTAATGAAGTTGTCTCCATTCATTGAATTGGGAGGATTACCAATTACAAGATCCCATTTTTCCGTATTAGGTATGTTAGATATTTTTGGGGTAATATATCCTTTTACCTTATCTTCATATCCTAATCTTTTGGCATTATCTAGTGAGGTGTTTACTGCCAAGTCATAATAATCACTTAGAGCTAATGTATCACAAATACCATTAATTAATGCTTCAAATCCCAATATTGAATGCCCGCAACACCATTCATACGCAGAATTATAGTGAGGTTTTCCAAAGTCGGCAATAGCTTTTAGGAAATAACTTCTATAATCTGTTCCGCCGCCATCCAGATGCCAATCACAGTAGAGTTTTTGCCCATTTGTTAATAAAACAAATTTTGAGACATGAGTATTCATCTTATCTAGTTCAGTTTTTGTATTTTCAGTCGGCCATGTTTTCATTTTCCAATACCTCAATTAATTTTTTATAGACAATCTTATTACCCATTTCATTTAAATGATTTACAGATCCCCTATGGTTTTTAAATATATCATAAAAACTTAAAAAGTTATTAAACTCAAACACATCCTGGTAGTCAAAAAATGATAGATGTATTACAGATACGTTTTGAGTAAGATTAACAATTTCTTTACAAATCAATCTATGAATAAATTTAGCATGGTCCATATCAAAAAAGTTTTCAAAATAATATTTTATATTTGATAAATCCGATCTCTTATCTACGTTCTCTACAACATCGGAATAGATAAAATCACTATTGGCATGAAGTGGATCGTTTTTATGAACAGGGTGAGATGAACAATAAATCCTATAAGGGCTTGTATGACTTATCAATACAATATCAAAGTTTGATAAATTTTGCGATGCCAACTGTTTATATATTTTATACTCGCCACAACCTGCTTGCGCTAGATTAGTAACTTGGTACCTCTGTCCTATTAGATTTGGCCAACCTACAATGTTATACTTCACTTGCCAGTCTGCCGCAAAGCTATCGCCAGTTATCAATATTTTTTTCATAGGTTGAAATAATTAAATCAGCGATCAATTGTTGGCATTTTTTAGATGTATGATATGGAGATCCAAATTGAGATCTAGAATCTTCGTCAATGAGATGTTCAATTTCTATGCTAAGATATTGTGGCAAATAATTTCCTTGTTTATCTATTAACCAAGGAGCTTGATTATGAGTATCTCTAGGTATTTCGTGACAGATAAAATAAGGAATTTTAGAATTGTGTAATTTGTGGTAATAAGAATAAATTACAAAATCATCTAATTTTCTTTTTAGATTTATATTGTAACAAGTTTCAAACCATGTATGAATAGGTTTGATAAATTTTTCTATATCGTTAACTTCATTTTTCCAATTTTTTAGATGGTAACTATCCTCAACAAAAAAATCTCGAATTGCCGTGCTTATAAATTTAGGATTTTTTGTTCTATGATACGATTTAAATTCAGGAATATGATAAATTTGATCATTTATCGAAACATGAGATATATCTTCGGTTAAAGGAAGTTCAATACGATCAACTGGTACATTGCCAGCTAAAATCAAAGAAGGAGTAGGATACCAATCAATTGCTTTTTCAACTTGTAATGCCACAGAAAAATTACTACAACCTCCATTTGATAGAACAACTAGGTCGGTATTTAATTTTTGAGCAACGATTTCAGCAAAGTGTGTGCCTGCATAATGATGGGTTTCGTGGGCAGGTGTCATGTAACTACCGCCGCAAACTATCACAGGAGATTTATTCATAATTTTGTTATTAGTTTATAATTTTGTTGGGATAGTCTAAAATCATACCATTTACCAGCTTGAGCTTGGTTATCACTAAGATCTAAATTAGTTTCTACAATTTTAAAAAATTCATCGGTTTTTTCATTATCAAATTCTGGAAAATACTGTTTAAAATATCTATAATGCTGTAACTGCGACGGATGAGTATCGACATAATTGTTTTCAAATCGATATCCTGAAACTTCGTTAGATTGCCTTGTTCGAGCAACATGCTCGTCGATAGTATCATCAATATCATGTAATCTGTAAAATTCTTTTAAAAAAGATTGACATTCCTGATCGTCGATAAAATTTAAATTGTTAACAGCTCCATATATTCGATATTTCACTCCAAAACTTTCTAATAATAAGCGGATACATTTAATGGCAATGGTAGATCTGTAGGATGCAAAATATTTACTGTCAAACTCATTAGCCCATACTTTACTTAACCTAGGATGTTCTGGCCAGATATGGAGAATATCTCCGGAATGAGTCCAATCAAGACTGTGTTTATCGATATAACTAAATCTTCCAATGCCAGTTGTACCTACTGTGACAAAATCATTTTTAGTAAAATTGAATTTTTCGTTGGCCTGTAATAATCTTTCTGCCATATGAGTATTTGAGCTTCCACTAACACCTAAATTTCTAAATTCGTCAAAATTTACACCGATAAAGTCTGCTACCGACGCCCATGAATGATTAGTAAAGCTACACCCAAAAGCAAAATATCTTTTCATAGTTTAATTTACATAATATAACTCAGGATATTCAACTAGAACATGAACACCCCCAGATGTATAAGCCGTTTTATAGGTATCAAAAATATCAGCTTGATCTTTTAGATCATGAAATTTTATATTCGGACACATACTTTCAAATTCTTTCAAATAGTTGCCTTTATGTTGATGTCCAGGATCTAGGGGTTTATCACTGCCCTTGCCTAATCTTACTAATAATTTAATGTTTTTTCCAGTCATTAATTTAAATTTATCAACATGATTTATTAGTTGATTGGCGGCTAAAATAATAAAATCCCACCTAGGATAAAATGTTACCACAGTCTTGCCTGTCATGGCTAGCCCTAAACTCATACCCATTTGAGTTTCTTCCATTACAGGTAATTCTACCATTAGGTTTTTATCAACACTGTTCAATGTTGTACTCATAGGATTACCGGCATAGACAATCTGCTGACCAATAAACACGATATCAGTCTGTTGACCGAGCCAGGTCATTGATTCGGTTAAGGCGTCTTTATAGGGCGATAATTGTGGACTATTCATTATTGTCTTGTTTGATACGATTGATTATACTGTCAGCAATAACTCGATGGCATTTTGGAGATGGGTGATGATCTTTAGGAGTTTCTTTAAACTCGTCTTCGTCCCATTTAATAGTTAATTCAGGGTTATAAACTTTCCTCTGCATGGTTCCGGGACCCATTAGGTCTTCTATGCTTAGATATTCTATATCCTTATATTTGAAAGTGATAAATCGGTCATTCATCCATGAATCTTTTCTTATATGATTTACATAATCTCCCGGCCATGTATAGACATAGGTTTTAATTCCGCTGTTTTCACAGTCTTGCAAGAACGATTTAACATTATCAAATCCAGTTTGAATGTATTCTTCTATCCAGGTACTTAGACTTATCTTCCTTGATTCGAGATATTTTATAAAATAATCTCGATTTTCGTCTTGATTTGTAGCATGAAAAGGAATATTAAATTGTTTTCCGTCTATTTCAAAGAAAAAGTTATCTCTTTGCCATTGGGTAAGCTGAAAAATAACATGTGAAATATCTGATTTTTCTATTTTGTAAATAGGGTAATGATTGTGCTTGTTGTCGCTTGAAAAGTTAAAACAATTCTTCCACCAGTTAACAGCACCTTCGTTGCTTCCTCCATTTTGAGGATGGACTAATTCAAATGAATTAAAGTGTTGGGCAACTAATCGAGGGGATCTAATTGTTTCGGCAAATCTTAGATGCGTTGCCTGAACAAAATTTGGATTATATTGATCGGGTGGTGGTTCGCGCAGACTAGATAGATTGCTATAATAATAGAGTCCCTGTCCCCAAGTAAAACTACACCCGGCAAAAATCATGCCTTTTACAATTTTATTATTTTGTTTAGATATCATTTTAAAATTACTTCCAGCTAATTTCCCAGTCTTTAAATTCAGCAGCAAGGCAATCTACCTTGTAGTCTTTACGGCCACCTACAAGTTCTTGAATTTTGTTTTTAGCAGTGTTTCTGATACCATTTAAACCGTGTGTTAACTCTAAATTATTTCCGTCTTTATTACCTTTTCGATAATTTGATTCGTTATGCCAAATATGTAAGTTCATTTGACTAACAACTACAATAGCACGAATTGTTTCGGCTGTTAATATTGCGTCCTTTTCGCTTAGTATTGTTTGAATATCATGACAAATATCGGCAATCTCTTGCGAATATTCTGTCCTATGTTCGGGAATAAAAACTTCTTTTAATTGAACAATACTTAGGCGATCAATTAAATCCCCCAATGTATGTTGATATCTGCGCTCGGTCATAGATTTGTAAAACTCCTGTTGTTGTGGGTTATTGCTAAGGGATAAGCCTTTATTAGTTCGTTAATTCCATAATCAAGATCGTAGATAGGTTTAAACCCTCTATTTTCAATTTTTTTGTTTGAAACAATGTAATTTCTTTTATCAAAGTCTTCTTTAAATTCATCTTGTTTAATCACAAGAGTCGGAAGATATTGTTTAATTTTTTGGGCAAGCTCTAATTTTGTTAGATTGGCCGAACTTAGCCCTACATTGAATACCTCACCTTTGCAAGAATCGTAGTTTTCTATCATAAATTCAAAAGCCCTAGCAACGTCCAACACATGAATATAGTTGCGTTTAAAATGTCCTTCAAACAATACCAAATAGCCATCCACTAAAGATTTGTAGACAAAATCATTAACTAGTAAATCTTGACGCATCCTAGGACTAACACCAAAAACTGTTGCTAACCGTAATACTATTCCATTTCCGTTATCTAAAACATATTTTTCGGCATCACACTTTGTTTGAGCGTATAGACTTAAAGGATTGAAAGGGCTTTCTTCTGTGATGATAGAGTCGCTAGAGCCATATTGGCTATTGGTATTAGGTATGATTAATTTTTGTAAAGGAGTTAATACATCAACAATGTCAACAATGTGTTGATAATTCACCATTATGGCCAATTCTGGATTATCTTTACAAGCTGGCATACCTACAATTGCTGCTAGAGGAATAACGATATCGTGTTCTTTTACCAACTTTTGAAGTTGTTCTTTGTTTCTTACATCGCCCTTGATAAAATTTAGACCTTTGTTGAATAGATGAAGCAAAGAAAGTTGTTTGTAGGTGAGATTATCATAGACCGTGACCGTGTGTTTGTCTAACAATTTTTCAGCAAGTGTGGAGCCTAAATATCCAGCCCCACCTGTTATAAGAACTCTCATGTTGTGGTAGTTTCCTATTAGAGGTTAAACTCGTCTTGGTGTGTTAAGTACCAATCATATGCCTTTTGTAGGCCAACATGTAAAGGAGTCGAGGCTGACCAACCGAGATGTTCTTTTATTTTATCAGAGCTAATACGACGAGTAGGAATCATGCTAGGTTTGCCCTTAACATATTCAATAGGATTGTTATTACCTACTAGCTGTTTCATAGTAAACAATACATCGTTTACAGAATAGATATTATTGCTACCAACATTATAAACATCGTATACATCTTGTTTTTCAATAACTAATTGTACCGCTTCTACAAAATCATCAATATACAGCAAATCTCTTAGTTCTGTTCCATCACCCCAGACCGGAATAGGATTCAAATTATCGGCTACTTTACGGATACTAGCAGGTGTTACATGACATTTAGCAAAGTCGTATTTGTCATGCGGTCCGTACAGGTTGGCAGGTCTAATCACTATAGTAGTCATAGGATTAGGCAGATACTTGGCATACAGTTCACATTGAACTTCGGCATAACGTTTCATCCACCCCACTGGAAAATAAACAGGATAAGGGGCATCAAATAAGAAATCTGACTCCATTACTGAATCGTCGCCCTTGGGAGGGTAAACTGTATTGCTGCTAATAAAAATATATTTTTTAGCCTTGTTACGATATGCGCTATCAATCAAAAAGTTATTCATAGCCACATTTGGTGTAACATGAGCTAATGGATCTTTAACTGTATCAACCGCGTTACTGGTGCTGGCTGCGGCATGAACGACTACATCTACATCTTTAGTAACCTCTAGGCAGTCTTTGTAAGTAGTTAAATCGCCGGATACATATTCAACGAAAGGATAATTAACTCTAGGTTGTCGAGAATGAATGTGTACACGTATATTTGTGTAACCTTGCTCCACCAATCTGTTTGTTAAATTTTGTCCTACTAACCCCGAACCACCTGTGATTAAAATTTTATTCATTGTTCTCTTTTTTTATTTTGCTGATGAAATTAATATAGGCCAGTCTGAGGAAATCGTTTTTAACTGGTTTAACTTCGTGCTCTAAATTGTTTAGGGTATAGTCTAAAAGCACAAATGTTCCTCGAACCGGTGGTATAATTATATCTGTATTTAATACCAGTTCTCCGCCGCCATCTTTTTTTGAGTAATCATCATAATTTGAAAGATATACAATAATACCACAAAGTCTATTTGGGTTACCACCATCTCGATGGTTGGTTATGTAATCGCCATCGGCTAGCGCACTCAACGAATCGTTGTGATGATAATTAAAATTTTGTTCTAAAGGATAGAGAGATTTGATAAAATCAGTAATGTTATTTTGAAAAAATTTATTAACTTTGTTGGGTACGGTGGCTATAAAAAGTTGCTGAGCCACCGATAGTTTTTCTTTTTTTAGAAATTCACGTCTAGTAGGAATTTCATCAATCCCAATTACATTGGGCATATTTTGGTTGGTTAAAATAGCATTATTATATTTCCAGATATCGGGATCTTTTTGGTCAAAACTTTCTTGAATTATTTTAATATTTTCTTCAAGTAATGACTTATCAAAAAAAATCTCTTCTATCTTGCCGCAATAGTACCCATTTTTAAAATATTGGGTTCGGTCCATGTCTAAATAGAATTACAGAGCAGGAGTAGGAGTAAAGGTATTTACAGTGGCTCTAAATACAAATCTATGCTGGGAATCTTTTACTGCGTTCACACCCACTGGCAATTTAGAATCAACAATAAAAACAGTACCTTTTTTTGGTTTAAAAGCATTATCCCCGATAGTTATCTCTCCACCTTGGATACTGTTTGGATCTAAATCTGAAATGTATACGATGACTTGACAAACCTTATCAGTTAATAACTGTGGCGAAATAAAGTCATCCATTGTTAAGCAGGTTACCTGCTTGTGAAGGTGTAAGTCTTTTTCCTCTGGTTTTGGAAAAAGTTCTTCAACTAGTTTTTTAATTTCCTCACCTAATTCTGCTACCATCAAGTTAGGATTCAAATTTAGTTCCCAAAATTGTTGGTCCACTTTTAAATATTCTTCTTCAATTAGTTTTCGTCTTGCCGATAGGTCCTCTGGAGATATGTTACTATCTAGGTCTGGTCGCCTAAAAACAGTATTTTTATAGGACCAAAAAGTAGACTTTTCAACATTCCAACTGTCGCTGAGAGCAGTTAACCAGTCGTTAAAATCAAATATAGGAAAGAGTTCCGAAATATCGACACTGGCAAATCCGTTGGCTTCTAAGTCACTTTTAATAGATTGAATCATAATAAACTCCTAATAGTTATATTTAACTCAATTCGCCATCTATTGCTACAAAGTCAAGAAAAGCAAACCGTTTGAAATCATTCTTCACTGGTTCTACTCCGTGATATAGTTGATGCTTTTCTGTGTCTATAATAGCAAAGTTAGGTACTACCGGTGGCACATCCTCTAAAAACTTTTTATCTTCAAGTTTAGTTAAAATTAATTTACCACCACCATCATTGTAATCATCTAACTCGCTGAGATATAACAGCACAGCACATTTTCTTCCCGGAACGTAATAATCTATATGTAACTCGGTAAAATCTTCGTTTTCATATAAAGTGAATTTAGGATTGTGCCTAATGTTTTCTTCAGTTAAATCTGGGTATAAAGGAAATACTAATTTTTCTATGATTTTTATGTAATCATGAAGTTGAGCTCCGCCAAAATAAGACCATTGTTGATCTACTGTATAACCTTTTTCTTTAATCATTTGTTTTCTGCGGTCTTTCTGGCTTATATCTAATTCATTAGAATATAAATTGCCCACACTGCCATGGATACAATTCATATATCTTATATGATTTTCAGCCAGTGCCTTATGATAGATTTCAGTTCTTGTTTTAAAAGCCATCCTGCGATATTCGGTAACATTCAGATGAAATTCATCTACGGTGCCAGTGTAGTACCCTTTTTCATCAAGACTCTGTTTAATCTGTTCAAACATTATTATACCTTCCTATGTATTCAACAATAGATCTCTTAATACCTTCTCGAAGAGTCGTTTCTGGAAGAATGCCATATTGTTTTTGTTTATCAGCACTTAAACATCTCAGAAGATCGCCATTAGGCTTGGTAGTATCCCACACTATCCTTCTAGCATTTCCAGTCAGTTCATGGTAAATATCAACCATAATTTCTATAGTTTCTTTAATAGATACCGCTTCACCGCAACCAAAATTGATTATATCATTAACTTCTTTTTTAACTACGTCGATACTGGCTTGGGCAACATCATCACCAAATACAAAATCTCTGCGAGCAGAACCGTCGCCCCAACATATCATATCGCCCTCAGTATTTAACAGCTTCCAAATGTTTGCTCCAACCACTGTTGCATCAGGAGCAAAATTATCATTGGCTCCGTAGATATTACTAGGTCGAATTACTGTCCAGTTTGTCCAATTATGTTGTATTCTTAGAGCATCTAGAGCCAGTTCGCCCATACGTTTGGTCCACCCAGGATGCCAATCGTTTTTGCTAGGCATAGTTGTCCAAACCGAATCTTCGAACATAACATCCGCCGGGGCATATACTCCTACAGAAGATAGATAAACAAACCAATCCACATTAGCACGAAAAGAACTTTGAATCATGTTTAGATTAAACATATTCATAGGAAATAGATAGTCTGCAGGGCAGGAAGATGTCCTTTTTGGTGAGCCTTTAACACCAGCAATATGTAGGACAATATCAATTTTATAATTTTCAAACAAAGATTCACAATTATGTAGATAAGTTAGATCAGTTTGAACCAATATTAGTCTATCATGGTGCTGTTTTTTTAATTTATTAAGTTGCTCTCCAATTTTTATATCAGCAGCGATAACCGTATCTGCCTGTTCTAGACATTTTTTAACAGCAGGTAACCCAACTAATCCATTGGCACCTGTAATTAGAATTGATTTATTTTTAATTTCCATTGCTTAACTCTTTCAAACAATCTTCTAAAATATTATATTTGGTGTATTCCAACAACTTATTTTGATTATGAATTAAATCATCTAGTATAGAAAAATACCATTTGTGTAACTCTTCCATAGGCATTGAATAAAATTTTAAAATTTCTTTGGTAATCATATTCCAGCGTTCTTGAGGATTTGCCTCTTGATCGTATGATTCATCTATAAAAGGATGAAATGTCTTAAATCCTAGTTCTTTTAATTTAGTGAGAGCACCAGCATTGTTTACCATAATAAATGGTTGTAAATTCATTATAGGTCTAAATGTTTTTTCGGTGATATAAGGTGTTCTGTTTTCTCTAAATTCAGTTTCGGAAATTATATGAACATAACTATCCATGTAAATTTCTTTTTTATTATTATCAATAGTTCTAAAACTTTCTAAACCTTGACTATTTAAATCAAATGTGTCAATTTGTATAGGCAGTGCTGATTCTATTTCTTTACAAATTCTATCCATTTCTTGTTTAGGAAATTTATAAAAATAATCTAAACAATCTTGACAATTACCAAACGAATTTAAAAAAGAAAAATATCCTGCATCAAATAGGTTATACTTTTGAACAAAATACAATAAAGCATATCTATGACTTCTGTTCAATGTTCGATTCCAACAAAGGAATTTTTTATTTCTAAATTTATTTTCGTCTAAATCAGTTGTCCTTACATAATCGCTTATATACCCCAAGGATCCTCGTTCAGGATACCCTGCCATAATCAAAGCTACATCTTTAATTGCGCAGATTGCAGATTTTTGTTTTAGTTTACCTTTATAATCTAAATTTATATTCCCTGAAATAAAAATAATATTTTCTCTTGGGATCATCTGCATTCTAAATCTAACATCTAACGATGCTAAATGACCTTCAAAACATTTGTTATCAATACAAGAAAATACAATTTTAACTTTATTTTTTCTGACTAATGAATATATTTTTGCAGGAATTTGAGTGAGCATATTATATGTTATTTCTTCTCCAGTATTCCTAACTAATTTCCTGTCAACAAAATTATCATTGCAATAATCTAACTCAACAACATAAAGATAAGTTGTTTCATTGTCAGACTCATCTACATCTTCGAGTTTAATTAATCCATCATTCTTAAAAAATTCTGTCCAGGTTAAATAAAAATAATCATGTTTTTGAACAAACTTTACACTGTCATACTGTAATAGTTCATTTATTAGATTTTTTGTAACTTTTTCAATTTCTAACGATTCTGCTCTCTGTACAGCTAAGTCGTTCAAATATTTTAAATTTCCATTCGGCAGAGGAAACGTAATATTTTCTTTTCTAATCCAGTCGGTATAAATTAATTTTATATTCATGTTAAAATGCTATCCATTTTCCCGATCCGTAATGAGGGTATTTTGATTTATAAGTATAATGAATTACATCATTGGGTATTTCTCTTTTGAAATTCCATGTTGCCTCGGTAGGAGTATAAGTTGAGATGCCATTGTCTTCTACAATAAATTGTAGAGGCAAATTAAAATTTCTAGCATACTTATGAGCTTCGTAAAACGCACCTGTTTCAAAACTCATATCTCCAATAAAGCACCAAACTTTATTGAGCTTATTATCTTTTTTCAATGACAGGGCCACTCCAAGAGCGATGGAAATTGTAGATGATACAATAGCAGAACTATAGAATTTTTCCTCCATATTACATAAAGTAATAGATTTTCCTTTTAGTATTTCTTCTTCAATCCAAACTGGATTGATTGGTTTCAATAAGGCATGATAGTGACTTCGCCAAGTTGAAAATACCCAATCATCTTTAGAAATTCTTTGAAAAATTTCTATTAAAGATTCTTCGTTACCATCTGAAAGATGTATAGGACCGCGGATCTTTGCCGATTCCCAGTGATTGACAATTTTATTTTCAAAATCTTTTAAATCTTGTACTGTGTATAACTTGTCTCTGACAATTGGATATTGTTCTAAGTTGGTAATCATCTATCTCTCTTTTGTAATATAGGAGTATCTGTAGGCCATTCAATATTAAATCTTGGATCATTCCATTTGATCACACCTTGAGCAGCCTCATCTACATAATCTCCAGTATAGAATAAATTATAATGAAAAATACAATCAGTAAGAGCAAAATGACCATTAGCAAAGCCAGGAGGAATCAATACTTGATCTCTAGTTCTTTCGCTGATTATATATGATTCCCACTTTCCAAACGTTGGAGAATCTTCTCTTGCATCTAGCACAACCAGATATATTTCTCCAACTAATGCTTGAACTAGTTTCCAGGTTTTATTATCGTAATGAAGTCCACGTAGCACTCCTTTGAAACTTTTGGAGAATCTTCCATGTACATGACTATCTTTATCTACAAAGCTAATGACTGGATGTTTTTGACTATGAAAAGTAGTAAAAATTTCACCTCTGTATTCTCTATACACACTCGGAGTGAACACAGGAATTTCCTTATCAAATGTTTTAAGATAAGATATGTCAACTAAATCCCATTGTAAGTTCTTGTAATTCATTTAGGGTTTCACTTTGCTATATAAATGATTTATAAATTCCAAGGACAAAGGCTCAGATTTATATTTTTCTAATAAAAGATTTCTGTTGTATATTAAAATCTCTTCCATTTGCCAGTACCAATTATGTAACTCTTCTCTACTCATTCGACATAATCGGTGAACTTCTTCGAATATCATATTCATACGTCTAGTATAGTCATTTTCTAAATCGTAGGTTTCATCAATAAATGGATGAAAAGTTTTGAATCCTAATTTTTTAAGCTCTTCTAATGCACCCGGAAACGCTATAAAAAAGAATGGTTGTAAATTAGCAATAGGTTTGAATACTTTTTCTGTTATAGACTTATATGGAAGATGTACATAAGTTTCCGATGCTATGTAAAAGTAAGAATTAATATAAGGACTAGCAGTACCGTTTGCTTCCCAACCTACTTCGCTGTCAAAATTTTTGTGCGGCTCGTCTTTTAACGTATGTGGTATTTGATTTCTTAGCGTGTTTACGTTATCCATATTAAGAGAAAATACTTGTGTAGCCTCGTGAATACCAGTATCAAACGGTGTATGATCGAGCAATGACCAATCTCCTTTTTCTAATAAATTTTCAGAGGCCATCTTAAACAACAGAGCAAGTCTATGTGGTCTTCCTCTATGAATAGGAAATAGGAAATAATTTTCTCTTATTTTATGTTTAGAGGACTTGAACTGAAGAGTATCCACCCGTGCCTGAGGATTACTATCAAAAAAGTGACTGATATTAGTCATTAAGTAGGGTAAATTTCTAACTTCTAATTTTCTTTGTTCTTCTGGGAACCAAGACTCGTATACTTCTCGGGCGTTGAAGCTATTAATTGATAACACAACAGATTCTTTAGGAATACCGCTTAATTCTAAATTTCTATGTAAATCTCGATATTCCCCATTAGTAATAAAATTTTCGTTTGCCCAATCTAAAAATACGCAGGCTTTTCTAGTTCGAAGGTCGGATAATACTTCTTCGGAAATATGTTTCCAAAAGAACTCTCCGTTTTGTTTGAGTCCTACATTGTCAAACCCAGTGAACCTGGCAAAATGTAATGTAACTTTAATAGGATAGATATATTTTCCATAAGTCTGTTTACCAAAAAATACAGAATTTTCTTCGATCTGAACCATATGTTTAAAACAATGCTGTTTTAAATACGTATAGTTTTGACTAAGACTATTAGGCATCAATCCTAAATGAAACCCAAACATACTAAAAAAAGGATTATTAACATTGAATTCTTCGCATCTACTTTCAAAAAAAGTATCGCATTGTAATCTATTTGAGTAATGTGTATTGATATAATTTATAATACCCTGTTCTATTGGTGTAGCATTAGGTAATATAAAATTTGGGAAAACATAATCGTAAAAGAATGGTAATTTTACTGGCATACTTTTCTCGTTATCTCACTGTAAAAAAGTTATATAATTCTTCTGCATAAAGCCGGTGAGGCTCCTCTCCGTGATGATACCATACTGCTTTTTCGTTTATATATCCCTGTTGCTTAAATTTTGTATAAAACGCTAAATTATTATTATTGAAATTATAATAATGTTTTTTATCTATTAGATCTAAATAAAAATTAAGATGTTCGTCTTGACTAAACAAATGTGTAGAATTACACATTAAATAATCGACACTTAAAGATTTAAAAAAATACTGAAGTTGAAGTACGTTGTTAGCACTTAATATCTCAAAATATAAAGGGCTATCAGCCATAAATGTATGACAGCTTTTTAAAATAGATTTTTCCCAGTCATTTAACCCTTTCCAAGCAATATTAACTTTTAAGTAATTTCTTGCTGAAATAGAATAAAAATCTGCGCCAGGATGTCTTATTTCATCGTACTGAACATGATCCATAGGAATAGGAAAATCTATTCTAGTAGGCTCAGTCCATGAAACTAAAACTTTAACATCCATTTCATTTTCATTATAATTTTTAGAAAACCATTCTAACACTGTTCTAGAAATACAATGATTGTTAGATCCTCCAATGGCAGCATTAATAGGTGTATAACCTATCTTTTCAGCAAATTGATTTCCAAATGATTTTGATCTATTATAACGACTATCTAATGTGCCATCTATTTCGCTGCCAGCAGCGTGGCTACATCCGGAAATCAATAAAATCTTATCTTTCATAACGCTTAATTGAAGTTAACGGAATAGTATATACTTCTTCCGGCTGACCAGACATTGAACTTTGATTAGGAACATCAATGGCAAAATCTGAATGATTACTCCAGTCTCCTGATCCATTAAATTTATACTCAAAACTGAAATCTGTCTTGGCATTTAATTCAATCTCTTCATTTAACAATTTAGCAAAATCATCTCCCGATCTACCTTCATCCAAACTCCAAGTGGGTTTGGCTAATTTCCTTGCCCTACGTGCCGTATTACTTTGAAGCCTACTAAAATCAATAGCTAAAAATGGACCCATCCGGACTTGCTCATTATGTTTGTACTTATCGTCAGGGTTTGGTAGTTGAATAAATTTAATATCGAAGTCGGCAGTCCATTGCCCTTCACGATTAATACTAAAATTAAAGATTGCTGTTAAGCCGTGAGGCCCATAAGTTGATCCAAATTCTCTTTCATCAATTTCAGGATTGAAAAGAATAGTAGCATCATATCCACCTCGACATCTCCACAACATTCTAAAGAAAACCCACATTTCATTGACCATTGTATCAGCATATGGATTAATTCCAGGTTTAATTATATCATAATCAAATTTTTCATAATCAATTTGCCTAATATCATTTTTATTGTGTAAATTAATTTTATAGTGTTCTTTGGCTAGATTATATCTTATAGGATAGCTAAATGAATTTTGCGATGTGCCCTGTATAAGATCTAAAAAAATATGAAAAGATTTCACACGAATCATTACATGAGTTCCTCCCATGTCCAGGTCTTTGGTGATCCAATGGGTTAGATATTTTTGAAAACTTAAATTGAATCGATGCGGATTCTGTCCGGTTATTGTTTCCGGCCCTTGAGCAAAGCCAACACCAGCACCAATGTTATTGATATTATTATCTTTCATCCTCCAAAGGAATGAAATAGTATCAGCGAAATCTTGAAACTTCTCAGTAGGAAATCCTATGATCCAGTTTGTGGCGGCCCAAATACCTACTTTTTTACAGTCAATGAAATTCTGTTCCATTTCCTGAATAGTAACACCCTTGTGCATATCGTCTAGTACGTGCTGACTTCCTGACTCAACTCCGAAGTTAAACATGATACAACCGCCATCTGCAAGATCCTTAAGATATTCATAGGTCATTCTACCGTCACAACGAGCATAGCCTGTCCACTTTACTTTTAAATTCTTAGCCTTTAACGCTAAAGCAAAGGCACGCAACTCTTTAAGGTTACCATTTACAAGACTGTCAATGAACCAAATAACATCTGTGCCTTTGTTATAATAAAGCCATTCAACCTCTGTAACAAGATCCACAGCCTGACGTTGCCTATATTTCCAAAAATGTGTTTCTTCACAGAAACTACATTTAGCGGTACATCCACGACTGATTTCACTGTTGACACCGTTAGGCAAATCATACATACTAAAGTCGATACTTTCGTAATCGGGCATAGGCAGTCCATTAAGATTTAATCTTTCGTCTTCGGGCTGTTTTAATATACGAGGATATTCGACCTGTTTCTTTTCTTCAACTTCATCTAATAAAACTAATAGATTATACTCTCCTTCCCCGACAACAATGTAATCATATTCTGGAATAGCTTCAAACCAGCTCTTGTGAGCATTTGGTCCTCCTACGGCAATTTTAATATGAGGGGCTAGTTGTTTGATACGTCTAACCATCCATTTGGTAGGTTCTTCACTAATATAGTATATGCTAAATCCTACTACGTCCGGTTTAAGGGCAAGAATCTTATCAACGTGTTCATTTAACAACGGTTCTAATAAAGGGTGGACATCTCTATGATAAGTTTCACCTAACCAACGCCAACTGGCACTTGGATCCCATAGTCGAAAAGGTATTTTATTGTTAGGGCGCCAGTCATCTCTATATTGCCTATAGGCTAAAACATTAATGTCAAAAATGTGTGTCTCGTATCCAGCGCTCTTTGCCACCCCACTAAGTCTAGCCAAACTGAACGGTGGCATATACGGGCTCCATTCAGGGCACAATACCAGCACAAGTTTTGTATTTCTTGTTTTATAGTCGATATAAATCGGAGTAAGATTTTTCTGCTCGGTGGGTTTAGCATATGGAGCGATAGCCTCCATCATACTTAAATGCCTCTGATTAGAAATGTCTTCGTCTGGTCTATCCTTGGGCTTAGAATCAGAAGCTAGGTGTCTTAATGTAAAATCCATAATTTATTTGTTAAATGACGCTCGTTTAGGAATTATAATATCAGTCCCGCAGTGGCAATGTTGTTTTTTGCATATAATAGACTTTGGTCCTACTCCATCAATTTCGTCTAAAATATTACCAACATAACCTCCTTGACCACAGCTGGCCAAACTTACTGCGCCAGCTGGATTAATAAAAATAGCATCTCCTACATCACACTGCCAATTCATAAAAAAATTCTGTCTATCGATAATTATCTCATTGCTATTTGTATATGGAGTTTTGTCTTGATTCTCGTATCTAGAATAACTTACACAAAAATTAGTTTTTTGAGGTTTAGGAATAGTAAATTTTATGTCTACTGTATTTGTTTCTAAAAACTTGGTCATGGTTGGATCTTTATATTCCCAAGGTTTAGCATTGGTGGTCATTTCATCAAACAACGGTGTCCATTCAATAAAATAATTGGGCAATTTTTCTTTGAGCTCGTTACCAAAGTCTACAACTTCCCAAAATTTTTCTTCATGCATTAGCATCTTGCAGGAAAGATAATTCACTTTATCGCAAAGGAATTCAGCGTTGGCTTTGTAGATTTTCTTATTGGCAAATTCAATATGAAAACTGGCTACAACATCATCAAAGAGATGATGATGTTCTTTCCACCACTTCAAGGGTCTACTAAGATTTGTATTGACCGCTATGGTACATTCCGGTATTTCTTTTCTCAGGTATTCACAAATAGGAATAAGATTTTTCCATACGGTAGGTTCTCCGCCGCTAAAGAAAAACTTAAAGTTTTTATATCCTGAATTTTTGTATTTGGAAATAACAATGTCAAGGTTCTGTAGGTAAATTCCTAAGTTACCATTATTTTTTTCTGTACCACTCCAATTGCCCGGATTACAATAACTACATTTAAAATTGCAATAGTTGTTTACTTGCCAAGTGACAGCAAGATATTTAGGTTCTGCTAAAATTTCAATTAACTTCTTGCCCATTCGTATACCTCTTTTAATTCCGGGACAACATCTAATAATTTTTCTTTTCTATGTTCATCCATTTCATCGTTTGCTTTTATAAATTCAAGTATTCCTTCTTTATTAGGAGAACCACTGTTTAAATTATAAACAACCATTTTAAAAGCATTAACTAAATCTTTATTAAAAGAATATTTTTCAATAGACTTGTTATATCTTAAAGTTAACTTTTCTTTAATATGGGCAGGAAGAATCATTATGTTTGCATACCACGGATATGTGAGCAAATTAAATCTAGCATTGGAATACCATCTAGGATTATTAAAATCAAGAAGTTCATCAGCAACCAAACTATCAAAAAAATCCGGAAATCTATGAACATTCCAAATACTAATAGTAGGAGTAATTTGAAAATTAGCGTGTGGTACTTCTTCTTTTAATTTTTTAATATTTTTAATAATTTTTTTCCAGTCAGTACCTTTACGAATTATTTCAGCATGGTTTTCTTTTGCGTCTAAACTGGCCCATATTTTTAAATTAGGAAATTTTTTCCATAACTTAATTAAATCTCTATTTTTATACTTTAACACACTAAAATTAGTAGTATAAGTCAGTTCGACTTGATCAGTTAATTTATTTTCAATCCAATAGTCTAAGCACTCGTAATGTTCGGGCGTAATGATAACTTCTCCGCCAGCAAAATATACTTCGGTAACATCTTTAAGGTAAGGTTTGAGTTTGGTCATAAACTTTTGATCTTCGTTGCTGTTAACAACAATAGTTTTCATTCCAAAAAATTTCTCAAGTTGTTCCATACCCCATTTCTTTTTAACATATTCCTCTGCCCATTGGCTAGAACAGCCAGGGCCGCAACTTCGACATTTCATATTACAAAGATTACTGAATCGAATATCCATATAACGCATTTCAAAATTATTAATACTACCGTCATCATTGGTATTATTAATCATGTCGATGTATTCAAACCCACGACGTTTATTATGACTTTGACGCATGGTCCAGGTTCCTAACAGTTCTAAATCATAACAGCGTTTACATTCATCGCTTGGCTTATCATTGAGCATATTAAGACGAAGTTGTTTAAAACGGTCGCTATTCATCATCTCAATGATAGATTCATCAGATTTAATTTTACCTACAGGCTTTTCACTATCAGCAACACAACAAGGCATAACATTTCCATTAGGCCAAGAATGAAAATGTATCCACGGTAATACACAAAAATGTTTGCTTTCTTTTATAAGTGTTTTAACATCTGCCATGTTATTCCTCTAAATATTGTAATTTTTCTAATTCAGGAAAAGTTTTAAAGAAGTCTTCGTTTCTTAATTTATCTTGAGACCTGGTATGCTTAAAAAATGTATCTTTGTTATCTTTCCAGGTATCCTCGTGATCGGCAAAATTTATGGCATCATTTACTAATCTAGTCAAACCTTGAAACTCATGGCCATTACTGCTTACAAGTTCCCGAGCCGATAGTTTAGCCAGTTGTTTTAACTCTTTTGGTAAACTCTTAGCTGAATAATAACTAGGATGAACCGCTAGATATAAGCTATTGTACCAATCATTTTTTTGTACAATATTTTTGTCCTTGAGATATCTATAAAAATCGCTCAGCGTCGGGTAATTGAACAAACTAAAAACAGTATTGATTTGAAATACCACGTAGTCTAAATTACGAAATGTTAACAAATTACTTTCAACTTTTCCCCAATCAGTACCATGTCTTATCCATTCTGCTCGTTCGCCATAATGATCTATACTACAACTCAATTCAATTCTTTTGAAATTTTTCCAAAGATCAAGTATGTTATGATTTTTATATTTAATGGCACTGGCATTGGTGTTATATCGAAGAGTTATATCAGTCCTTCCTTTTCTAATCATCTCTTCTAATATAACATAATGCTCATCTGTAATTAATGGTTCGCCACCAGCAAAATATGCTAAGTCGATGTGTTCTACATGATCTAGTACTTCATTTAGTAAATCGCCTTTATGGTCATCAGCATGAATTACGATAGGTCTATTCTTATTATAATGTCGTTCCTCAGCTGCCCATTGACTGCTAAATTCTGCTCCACAAGTTCTACATTTAAAATTACAAATATTACTAAATCTAATATCAAAGTAACGCATTTTAAATTCCGGAACGGTGCCATCTTCTAACGTAGTAGGAATAATTTCATCAAATTTATTAGAAAAATTATCTTTGGAGTAAGTTCTAAAACTGTAAGGACCTGCTTCTTCGTGTTTATAACAGAAATTACAGATCTCACTTTTAACATCGTTAATCATATTCAGTCTTAACTGTTTCATCTTATCACTATTAAAGGCCTGTTCTAATGTAATTTCTTTAGTATTGCCAAACGGGGTGGAATAATTATTACTACAACAAGGATAGATATCTCCTTTAGGAGTAACATTTAAGTGAAGCCAAGGAAACATACAAAAAATTTTACTCTCTTTTAATAAGTGCTCCTTGTCAAATTGAATTTTATTCATTTTTAGACTTCGCTACACTTTTTAAAAAAGTTTTCCATTTCTGGAAATGTATTAACAAAGTCGGTACCGCGGCGGCGATCTAACTCATTAAACCAATTATAAAAGTCATGCTGACCCTTAATAACATGTCTCTGTTCATATTCAGTTGTTCTCATATAATCAACCACTCGTCTAAACTTTTCAAATTCTATAGTGCTAAATTTAGTAGGATCGTGATCGTCGATATTATCTTTTATAAAATCAAGACTATCTATCATATAAGGCATGAATTGATCTTTTGGTAGTACATTAATATCGTATTGTAAAGGTTCTTTTAGATAAGGAGTATCAAATCTCACCATCTGTGGTTGATCTGTTTGATTATATTGATTATATTTTGCTCGCCACTCTAGTATTTTAATTAGAAGGTCTTTAAAGGTGGTCACTGAAAGTATATTGAATGTAATCATAAAACTAACAGGTTGACCAGTTGACCTAAGATAATTGTCAAAGTTGTGTTCCCATATTGTTAAATCTAACCCAGTCCTAATATATTCAGCTCTAGGTCCCCAAGTATCAATACTGGTATATAATTTAAACCTTTTTATTCCTTGATTCTTTGTTAAGAAGTTAACATGGTCTATCATTTTATCAACCAATGCAGTCTTTACTCCTAGGTTACTGTTTATATTAAGTTCAAGATTTGGCATAGGATCTTCTCTTAAACTTTTTAACAGTTTCCAGGTACTAGTGTGCATTAATGGTTCTCCTCCAGTGATCCTGAGAATGGATAAAGTTTTACGCATACTGGGCCACCAACGCCACCAAGCATCGACATAAGGATTTTCTTCTTCTCTTTCATATATCTTTAAATGATCTATATCACATCGATGATTTTCTACAGCAGTTACAGGCCCGTGTTCACGTATTTCATTATAGAATCTACTGCTGGCTTTAGGATGACAATATCCACATTTGAAATTACATTCATTACCAAATGATATTTCAATATATTCAGGGTTAACATCTTGTAACCAATTTTCTTTATTGGATGCTTGTTTAAATCTATCTTCATTATAGATACTACTGGTTTTAATATGTCTATCGCTAATATAATCTTTGCCCATATTTTCAATGTTCCAGCAGTATTGGCATCCTTTGGTTTGTATTCCGTCTAACATTTCCTTACGTTCAATCTTTTTATGTATGGTATTGTGTAAGGCACTAGGATTATATCTAATTTCTTTTAGATCGATTTGATGGGGAGCAGGATGATAACAACTGTGTGTTTCTCCAGTCTGTAGATATAAGGTTACATGATGCCATTTGGCTAAACAGAATGTAGGACTAACACCATTCATTATGGGTATGATTCTTTTAATCCTATCGTGGTTTGTTTCAGACATTGCGGACCTTTTTTATAAATTCTTTTTCTAGCCATTTTTGGTCATTGACCTTCAACAACATTTTTAAATTATCAATATTCTTTTTCACGAACTCTACGGCGTCCGCTGCTCCCTTTAGAGAATATTTGGTGAAAGGTTTACCAATATCCATATGCAACCATACCCTTAACTTTTCCTTTGCTATGCGATCGTCTGGGTTTTGTTCTAGGTGATAACATAACTTAACACATTCTCTAAAAGCACTACGCCAGGCAGAAAACTCATCAGTATTGAATCGTGTTTCATTACTGATATTGGGCATAACTGTGATATTTTTCATTACTTCTGTAGTCATGTCTAATCCCTGCCATAGCCAAGCATCTAATAATTTCTGTCTCGGAAACAGTTTAACACCACCATACCCGTACTTTAATTCATTAATAGGGTTAAGACTTGTCCACACATAAGCACAATCTCTATTCCATATACTAGGTTGATAATCAAATGTCCACCTATCCACTAACCAAGCATCTCCGTCTACTACATAAAACATATCTGTTGTAGCTAACTCAGCAGCACGACAGTGAGCAGCAAATATGCCTTTCACACCATCCACCCTTTTAGCGTGTGGGGCTCGCTCCAGTACCCTGGCCCAATTTTCTTCAGCATTGGATTCATTATAACTAATAAACACAACATCTAATTGGTCAAATATTGTTGGAGCAACTGTGCCTACGTATTTGATACCTTTAATATGTTCCACCGCTCGAACCTTGATAGCCCAAACATCAGTATCGCTATCTGTTAAACATCGTCTATCCAATGTCCAAACATGCTCATATTCTAGTTCATGCCAGGGAATGACATAATCTAATTCATAGTTTAACTTAGGTAAAGCATTATTGTATTCTATATTGTATTCAGGTGTTACAACCCCATACCATTTCCAGTCTCGTGGTTTACGATAAGCAGGGGAGAATTTAATCAACCACATAGGATCATCCTCTGGGCCATGAATGGTATCCAGCTGCCAGGCACATTCATGATCCAAATCATAGTAAGCCGGATAACATTGATCCACATCGATGGGAATAGCAGGTGCCGATGGGTTGCGTTCTACTTTGATAGCAGGCATGAGATACCCCATATCCTTAACCCCCCGAATGGGTTTACCCAACGGTTGACAACTCATTGCCCATACGCGATCCTCTGTAGGATTAACTCGTGGATCTAAATACCAAACCAATTGATACCCACTGTCCCAAGGTTCGGGCTCAAACACTCCGTATGGATTATTTTCGAACTGCATGGTTCTGTCAAGGTCGCTGTTCTTACGCCAAACAAATCTTGGTTTGTCCAGCGTAATCTGCGTATATCCATTTTCCAATTTCCATTGTGATGGAAAATACTTAGCGACCCAAGTATTACGATAATTCCATACTATACAGGTATTAGTATCATCAGGTATATTATCAATATAATGGTGTAAGTTGATATCACGGGCTCCAGGATTAAGCACCAATGTTTGACCGTCATTGGCCAATTCAAACAACGCCTGGTCGTATTCGTCAGAATTTCCAGTCCATTCAATTTGTTTAACCACGTCATAATCTAAAAAGTTAACGTCATCTAACCGCATATAGACACTAGTTATCTATATTTGTGCAGTAATAATAAAGAATTGATTAGATGTATTATATGTTGATATCATTAGCGCCTTTGACGTACACAGCATTATGTGTCCAGATCCAACGATCTGGGTCATCACCAGCAGCATAACACTGATTATCGCAAAATATAGTTGCTACGTTACCTTGTCCTGCATCGACAACTTCCACAATCTCTTCCCAACGGAAACCATTACTGTCTTGAACAGGTAATAGATTACCCAGTGCTTCAGTGCTGTTGATACACGATCCATCCTGTAGTGTGAGAGGGGTATTATCCGAACAGGTCAATCTAATTCCGGAACTAGACACCAGTGTTAATAATTTTTGTTGACTAATTCTGTTAGATATAACTATTCCGTCTACAACACCCTTACCGTCATCACTTAATAGTAATAACGGATCTCCTGTTGTCATTGCTCCGGCTATCTTGTTTGTATAAGGCATATAAGCATTTATCGAAACACTGCCACCTCCTCCGCCACCTGGTTCGGGTGCAGGAGGAACATAAGGAGCAGGAGGCTGAGACAATAAAGAAGTAGAGGTAGTGCCATTTCTATCAAACCCTGTGAAATACAGGGTTTGCCCATCACCTCTGTTATATTCTAATTGTGTTAATCTATCACTGCCTAATACACCGGTATAATAGTAAAATAGATAAGAAGCATAGTTGGTAGTTTTGTCAGCAATCTCTCTAGCAGATTTAGTATTTAGAGTTATGTTTATGTCGTTTAATGTACCTTGAGTTACTGTAAACATACTGCCTTCTTGTACTGATCCTGTATCACCAAAATATGATCCATAACTATAGCCGTTTAATGGGCACAGATTTTTAATAATATAGTCTTTACTGTAATATGTTGCCGGTGTTGATGTTGAAGTATATAACGGTATTCTATATACTTCGTTCCAATATTGATAAGGAATATAACCAGTTCTAACAGGTTGATTTGAGTCCCATACTGTTAATCCAGATGGACCAGTTATGGTCAATGCCACTGATCCGGGGTTACCAACATTATCATAAATTCCATTGTTTTCATTATAAAAATAAATTGTTAATGTCTTGTCACCAGTTGTCAATTGAAAAATATCTTGTACTGGATCAGGTGTAGTTCGATCTCCATTGGTAGGATATCGTAAATCTCCAACAACCACTCCTCCTATAGTAAAGTATGCTAAATTGTCTGCAGCAAATCTGTATGTATGTGTCCCGCCTGTGGCCACAGTAAAGGTAAAGGTTCTAGAAACATATACATCAACCGGCGACCAACCCGAGTCATTGACCCATACCCCGTGGCCATCTGGATTGGTACCGGCATTGTAGGGTTTTAAAAAATTACTATATGTACCATTGGTAGGACCAGCATAAAGCACAGGACCAACAGCAAAATTAGCATCAGCATTGGTGCCTATGCCTAAATTGATTACATTAACATTGGATCCTCCGGTGTCTGCTACAGTACCACCACCATCGGCATTCATTCCAAACCCTAAAGTAATATATCTCACACCATTAATAATGTCGTAACTGGCGCCAATAACACCATTGTCCTTTTGGTAAGCACTTACCCAATCACCTAGATGTTGTGTAACAGGTGTTGCCGGAACATTTAATGTAACGGTGGCTGTGAAAGGATGTGTTATACTGTTAATACCTATGGTTGTTGTTGTAATATAGGTGTTGTTAGTCAACCCAGAAGGATTGAATGTAATATCAAATCCCACAACAGATGATGAATCTCTAATCGAAAATCCAGAAGATAAAAAGTTAGTATCTGTTCCATAAGATATGCTGGTAAAACTGCCTTTACCGCCTATCATCACTGATTGAGTCACTGATCTACTATCGCCGTAGGTATATGTATAATCCCATTTGTCAGGAATCAAATAAAAATCAAATACCGGAGTAGTAACTACTAACTGAGTATCAACCGTTACAGGACTGGTAATACCATCGGAATAGACAGAAAAATATCCTGCATAAGTTCCCGCAGTGAGTCCATCTAGCCCAAAGTATCTTACATCAAAGGTACGAGTGGCTCCTGGATTAATCGACCATGGTGGAGCAACACCACCCGGGTAGGCAACATCTGTTGTAATATAAGACAGTGCAGGATAGGTAATACTACTAACAGTACAGGTTGAATTACCAGCATTGGTAACTGTAATAGTTTGTGCGTAACTGTTGCTATTTGATGGGAATGTAAAACTGGTAGGTTGGCTAACCGTTATTATCTTAGTAGGGATGGTTGGCGGAGTTTGACCCGATCCAAAACTGGTAACGACAGTGGCCTGTGGCCTAGGGGATGGAACACCATAATATCCTCCTATAGAAGGACCCCAATCGCTATAGGTCATAACTGAAGTAGCAGTGGTAGGGACAGATACAGTGGTGAGTGCATTGGTTACAGTTAAAGTACTGCGTATTGTATGACTATCTTTAGCATAGATACCCAGTTTCACAACACAATTGGTGCTGGAGGTGTAACTGGCATTGATGCTGGTAGAAGCACCGCCCTGATTCCATTCAACCCAGTTATACCCAATTGAACTTATTTGACTGTTGGCCCAGTCTATGAATCCTGCCCATTGGGTAGATGTACTACCGGAATAGGTACCGTGAGATAGACTAGCAGCAATACTGCCACCTAGGTTAAAAAAGTAATTGGTGTCGGCATCATCTACAAAAGAATAATCTATCTGATAGGTAACACTGTTACTACCATAGATAGTTGATGTAGAACTGGCCAAGGAATCTTGCAACTGTTGAGTAGAAGTAGTATTGTGTCTATTCCCAACAACTTCATCTATTATGTTTGCCAAATTCAATAAAGAACTTTCAGTGATCAGTTGTCCCGAACCAGGGCTATCGGTAAGAAACCCATCTATCCCTCCTGTTTGGTGTATCCAACAACGTCGAAGATCATCAACAATAGCATAATAACTACTGGTGGTGATTGTTTTTCCTACAGAGACATCTCTACCGATTAAACCTGCTCCATACCCTGTGCTGGTAGTTCCAAGTACGCTATAAAGTGAAGATCTTAAAAGATTGATGTATGCTGCGGTGATTTTAGTTGACATATGGATATTTAGCCCTAATCTTGCCACTGCGGTAGCACATTGCATTAAATATGTATATAATAAAACTATGAAAAGATTCAAACATTCCGGAGCCTTCGGCGACCTAGTATACAGTTTGCCCATTGTGAAACACTTTGGTGGCGGCGAGTTTTATCTACACCTAGACCAAATCAATTGGATAGGTAAACATTACTATGGGTCACCCCCGGATCCTGTGCATCAGGGACGGCTCAATCAAATGGATTTTGAATCCATTGCTCCATTATTAGCAGCGCAGGACTACATCACAGCAGTAGACATAATGACTCCTGCTACTGAGATTACTCATAATCTGGATAGGTTCCGTCCTCCTTTTGTAGGACATCCTGGAAACTATGTTGACATCTATGCTGCTGTATTTGGTATTACTGATGCTGCTGCTCAAGCAGAACTGCGCAACACACCATGGCTCACTGTGCCCGAACCTAAAACTGTAGAAGGAAGAGACATTGTTATCAATCGTACAGCACGTTGGCTGCCTAACCATATTGGCGACCGGTGGGATTCGTGGGCACGTGGTTGGGAAAAACGTAGCGTATTTGTAGGTCTACACGAAGAATATGATGCATTTCGCCGAGTCATAGGTTGGGATATTCCACACCAACCAACCAGCAACTTGCTGGAATTGGCCGAATACATTGCCGGGGCTGATACTTTTATCGGTAACCAAAGCGTGGCACTGGCCATTGCCATAGGACTGGGTAAGAATTATTGGTGCGAGCATCGTAGGGACCTGCCCATTGAGCGTAACGAATGTTACTTTCCAAAACATCCAAATGGCAACTATTTTTAGGTTGACAACTGTAGAGAACTGCTGTATTATTTAAATACACACTGAGTAACACACTTTACAGGAGAGCACTAAAATGCAAACATTTGAACTTTGGGTCCGTCTTAGCCCGTATCAAACCACTGTGATTCGTATCCAGGCACGTTCTGCTTGGGATGCTAAACTGATTGGCGAAGCACAGTTTGGTGCTGGAAACGTACTGAACTACACACAGGTAAATGACTAAAAAACAGAGAATTGGTATTATACAGAGCCGTGGGCTAGGCGATATTGTTATTGCCCTGCCCATAGCTCGACACTATTACAACGAAGGCTATGAAGTATATTGGCCCATAGTTGAGCACTTTTTACCCAATTTTCAAACCCATGTACCCTGGGTGCATTGGGTTCCTATTCCCTATGATGCCCCGGGCAGATACTTCTACGATGTTCCTGTGGCTAGGCTTAAGAACTTAGGCGTTACTGAACTTCTACCATTGTATCAACATCTCACCGGGCACGACTTTGCTTCAGAAAAGTATTTCCAGTTCACCAAGTTTGATCAATACAAATATATTCGTGCCGGTGTGCCTTTCCTCAACAAATGGCAACTGGCAGTATGTATTGAATGGGATATAGCCGAAGAAGACCGTGTATACAACTCCTTAGTAAAGGACGACACTCCCTATGTGGTGTTACACTTAGAAGGCAGTGATCATCGTGCTGCTTACGATCCTGCTATTATTCCAGAAGGGTGGAACACTGTTGAGATTAAGGAAGGCGTTACCAATTCTATTTTTAATTGGCGTCGTGTTATACACGGTGCCGAGGCCATAGTTATGGTAGACTCGGTAATGGCCAATCTAGTGGATCAAATGGGTTGGGGGTCGGATCGATATTTTATCCAACGCAGTCATGTTGGACTTACGCCTGTGCAAGGTCATCATTGGACTTGGTTATGAACGATTATGCCCCAGCGGTGCAGTAAAATACGTTTGAAGCTACAATCGGCGAACCTGATGCAGATGTAGAAATATCAATAGTAAATTCGCAACCGGCTGTGGATCCTTGATTAAATCCGCTTCCGGCAACAGTCCATCCATAGGTACCGGCTGCTGCCGAACTTAGACTAACCCAACTGCCCACTTGTGTACCCGAGTCCTCTTCGGGAGTATACCCTTCACCGGGAATAAAAAATCCATGCACAGATTGAGCGATTAGACCTGGGCCACTAAAGGACGCATCATCGCCTCCTCCGCTATATAAATTATATACCGCAGTGGCTCGAACATAAAGACCGGCATAAACATCTGCTGCTTTACTAGTGGGGTTGATCCATCTTGTGGGCGTGAAGTTAGGTTCCGATGTATCGCTACCCGATCCTACATGGGCAACTGATACTGTAAATGATCCGCCTATGGTGGGCTTGACGTCAACCATAGCAGATTTGATAGCGGTACTGGCTATATACACACCGCCATACTCTGATACATATGAATAGTTACTTAACCCAAGGAAATCCTGCATACTTTTATCTGGCTGAAGATCGGTTCCACTTAAAGTAGCTAACCCAGCAGCAACCGCAGCATCAGCTAAAGATCCGGAGGCAAATTCAGTCTGAATCTGCAGTAAGTCGATAGGAACACTTGCTGGTAATGTCATGATTAAATATTTATGCCATAATATATAGCGTGGAATTGCTGTAAGTGATCTAACCAATCGGCATTATCGTTGGTTGATCCCAACTCTGTCATTGTTTCAATTGCCCAAACTACAATTCTTTTAAACATTTCCCACTGAACAAATTTATCTGCTTCAATAGTAATGTGATTATATTTTATCAACAAGGTCATTATGGCATTTTTGTCTGCTGATGCTGTTTCATTATCTAAATCAATAGAAATTCTACTGTTACGATAATCAGTACTGGCGATTACTTGAACTATTCCACTAAAATTGGGCCAAGCAGCAATATTTCGTTCAATTTGCGGTATATTTTGACTAACAATGAGCGGAATTTGTTTATTTTTTATAGATCTAGTGATTAAAGCGAGATCCGAATCAAATGCTCCAGCATCTCCACTTAGGGTAGTTTCATTTTGTTTATTTTGAATGATTTTATTCTTTAAGAATTGAATTTTACTATCGTAATCTTCAAAATAAAAATTACCCGGAGGTTGAACAAGTGGATGATGTGCCAAACATTGGGCAAAGAATTTAACACTGGTTCCTGGTAGTCCCACAAGATGTAAAGGTTTCATGAAAACTACTTATCTACTAACTTGTATTGATCAAGAAATATCTTCGTAAGAATAAAAAACATCAACTACTATTGCTGTATTGTTATTTGCAATAGCGAGGCTGGTATTTTCTTCTAAGTAACAAGGGTGTTGAGTATCCAACATATCTAAATAGGAAAATCCATTTATTATAGTACCTTGTGCCAAATGATAACTGGTACCGACACCTGTGCTAGAAGCAGGCAGATAACTCAAAGTCACCGTTGTTGCTGTGATCGAGTTGTTACACGCCCTAATGGCCACTACGCGATAAGCGTGTCCTGAACTGGCTGCATTACCTAAAAGCAGTGTAGTAGCAGTGGTGGTTAATGACACAGCACCAGACCGTATGGCGACATTGCTGGGCGAAAATGCGTTAGGTGCTGACATGGCTTATCCCCTTGCTTCTAACTGTGCAATACGTGCGGCTTGAGCATCCACTAATGCTTTGAGCTCTTGTATAGCTCTCATCATAGCATACTGCATGTCGGTTTGATATACAGCCAGTCTCTTGCGATCAGGCTCAGCTTCGGTAGGCCAAGCATCCTCAGTGACCAACTCGGGCGCAACTACTTGAACGTCCTGCGCTATAACCCCTAGGTTTAGATCATCATCGTCTGCATCAGTCACATACAAGAATGTCTTAACTGGAATGGCACATACCTTGTTCAAATAATCACCTGCTACAGAGATGCTCTTTTTCTCACGTTGATCTGATAGGTTGGTATTGTTACTGGAGTAGTTGTCAATGCCACCATTGCTTTTTACACGAAATACATCTGATCCTGCATGAAGATATACATATCCGTAGATACTAGTAGGTCCGGCAACTGTGCTAGCACGTACACCAAACGATACACTGCCCATAGTAGCAGCATTTTCAGCTCGCACAGCCACAGTTGATCCTAAACTTCCAGTTCCTGCACCGGATGTGTTAGCATTGAACCACCCGCCATAGGCAGTGCCAGGACCATTCAAATCGGACTGTTTAGAAGTTCCATAAACACCTATACGTGTATTTGTGGGATCACCCTGTCCATCGAAATAACCACCGTAACCTGTAACAGCTGGCCCACCTGCGATTGTAGCATATACACCATAGGCATTGGTTGTTCCACTGTTACTGGTGTTGCTACAGAAAAATGCTCCGTAATTGTTGCCGGCATACCCAGTACCAGTATAGATATTTCCCGGAACATAAATTCCATACTGGTCCGTAGCAGCGTGGTTTATTTGTACTTTGGCAGTTCCTAAACTGGTTGTTCCAATACCTAATTTTAGATTGGTGTTGTCCCAATACAGATGTCCGCTAGTTGGGGCACTGAGTGCAGTACTGGCCGAATAGTAAGGTATGTAACCGGCTGTTCCACTATTGAGCGTACCCGGGCCACTAGGCCCAGACGGACCACTACTACCGGCAGCACCACTTGGTCCACTTGGCCCTTGCGGACCAGTAACACCAGCTGATCCATTACTACCAGTAACACCACTAGGACCAGACGGTCCACTAGGCCCCTGTGGACCACTTGCTGTACCCGTATAGGTCTTTAATGCCAGCCCTGTAATTCTTTTAGTAGTACCCGACTCCACTACAGGAATAATGGTAGCATCGGTTACTGTGGCTAATGAGGGCAGTGTGGATATTTTGGTTGTCATTTAATTAATTTCCTTCTAACTGTGCTACACGAGCTCGCAAACTCTGCAATTCAGCAACAATGTTGGCTATGAACTCTGCTGA